GCACACGCCCGGCGAAAGCTCGTGGGTTCCGCAGCCCAAGGATCAAACCACAGTCAGCGTTGGAGGGACGGGCCTGATCCCGATCTACTTCGATCAGCTTGCAAGCCGCAAGATCACTGAGCAGACTTGCCAGAAGTGGGGCTACGGCAAGGGCAAGATGAACGGGCAGCCTGTTCAGGTTGCCACTTACTGCGACAACGACGGGAACCCTGTCGCGCAGAAGGTTCGGTTCAAAGGAAAGGACTTCCGGATCGTTGGTGATCCTTCCGCCATGACCCTGTATGGGCAGCACCTCTGGCGGGACGGGGGCCGCATGGTGGTGGTGACCGAGGGCGAGATCGACGCCCTGTCCGTGTCCCAGGTGTACACCAACAAGTACCCGGTAGTGTCGCTGCCCAACGGTGCCCCCTCCGCAAAGAAGGCGATCCTCAAAAGCCTCGACTGGCTGGAGAAGTTCGACTCGGTCATCTTCTGTTTCGACAATGATGAGCCGGGACGCAAGGCTGCTGTCGAGTGCGCCACTGTCCTGTCCCCCGGCAAGGCCAAGGTTGCCAAGCTCCCGCTCAAGGACGCGAGCGAAATGCTTCAGCAGGGTCGGGGCAAAGAACTGATCGACCTGATCTGGGAGGCTAAGACCTACCGACCTGATGGGATCGTTAGTGGCGACGATGTCTGGAACATCATCACCAAGGTCGATCAGGCTCAGTCGTTCCCGTACCCCTGGCACGGTATGAACGAGATGGCTCGCGGCATCCGGACTGGCGAGCTTGTCACCTTCTGCGCTGGGTCCGGAGTGGGCAAGTCAGCAGTCTGCAAGGAGATCGTCCACCACCTCGTGATGGAGCACAAGCTCAAGGTGGGCTTCATCGCTCTGGAGGAGTCAGTCAAGCGGACTGCCCTGTCCCTGATGGGGATCCAGATGAACAAGCCTATCCATCTTGACATGTCGCTTGCGAGCGAGGACGAGATGGAGGACGCCTACCAAACTGTGATCAAGGACAACCTTGTCTTCTATGATCACTTCGGCAGTCTGGACAACGACAACCTGCTCAACCGGATTCGTTACATGGTCCGGTCGCTGGGGTGCCGCTTCATTGTGCTCGACCATATTAGCCTTGTGGTGTCTGGCCTTGAGGGCGGCGACGAGCGGCGCAACCTCGACAACGCAATGACCCGCCTCCGGTCGCTGGTGCAGGAGACTGGCGTCGGCATGCTGGTGGTGTCCCACCTCAAGCGCCCCGATGGCAACAAGGGCCACGAGGAGGGCCAGCGCACGACGCTCGCGCAGCTGCGTGGCAGTGCTGCCATTGGTCAGCTGAGTGACATGGTCTTTGGCTTGGAGCGGGACCTGCAGGATCCGGACTCCAGGGATGTCACTACTGTTCGCTGCCTCAAGAACCGTTTCACTGGAATGACTGGGGTTGCTTGCCATGTCCGGTACAACCGTGAGAGCGGCAGGCTCAGTGAGGCAATGGACCTTTTCTCGGACGATGACAACGGGGGTAGCTTCTGATGCTGTTCTTTGATCTTGAAGCTGATGGCCTCCTCGATGAGGCGACCCGAGTCTGGTGCATGGTTACTGTCGATAGCCAAGGCAGAGTAACCGAGTATGTGGGTGACGGCGTCAAGGCTGGCATCGACCAGCTTCTGCTGGAGGTCAAGCAGGGAGGCAGCCTCGTCGCGCACAACGGGATTGGGTACGACTACCCCCTGATCAAGAAGCTCTACGGAGTTGATCTGACCGGGCACGAGGGCGAATGCCTCGACAGTCTTGTTGTCAGCAGGCTCGCATACCCAGACCTGAAGGAACTGGACTTTGCCCGCCTAAACAAGTTCCCGAACTTCCCAAAGCAGCTGATTGGTTCGCACTCACTCCGAGCTTGGGGTGAACGACTGGGCCACAGCAAAGGAGACTATGACGACTTCTCTCAGTTCACTCCAGAGATGCTGGAGTATTGCGTAAATGACACCGTCCTACTTAGGCAGCTGTGGACTCACCTTCGCAAGCGGAGTCCTTCGATTGAGGCAGAATGGTTGGAGCATAGGTTTGCCGAGATCATGCTTATGCAGGAACAGCATGGGTTCATGTTCGACAAGCGTGCTGCTGAGAACCTGCACATTGAACTACTCAAGAAGCAGTACGAGCTAGAAGAGAAAGCCAAGGCGGCGTTCCCTCCTCAGATCGTTCAGCTGAAGACCAAGACCAAGACCATCCCGTTCAACCCCGGATCAAGAAAGCAGATAGCTGAGGGGTTTATCAATAAGTATGGATGGGAGCCGAGAGAGTTTACTCCTGATGGAAAGCCTCGAATTGATGAGGCTGTCCTGAGGGGGATGAGCTACCCCGAAGCGTCTGTACTGCTTGAGTACCTTCTGGTCCAGAAGCGTATCAGCCAGCTGGCTGTCGGCTCGCAGGCATGGCTGCGCCATGTCAAGGAGGACGGGCGCATGCACGGCAGGGTCAACCCCATCGGCTGCGTGACCGGGAGGTGCAGCCACAGCAAGCCCAATGTGGCTCAGGTGCCTGCAGCTTACTCGCCCTACGGCAAGGAGTGCAGAAGCCTGTTCACTGTGCCGGAAGGATTCAAGCTGGTCGGCGCAGACGCGAGCGGGCTGGAGCTTCGTTGCCTTGCTCACTACCTGCACAGGTATGACGGTGGCAAGTATGTGAAGCAGCTGCTTGAGGGTGACATCCACACCGAGAATGCCAAGGCTGCTGGTTTGGATGTCTTCGAGGACGGAAGGTCCAGGGCCAAGACAATGATCTACTGCTTCCTCTACGGTGGAGGCCCGGAGAAGCTGGGCGCTGTCGTCGGTGGAGGCAGGGAAGATGGAGTCAAACTGCGTAACCGATTCCTGAAGAAGACCCCAGCCCTGAAGCAGCTGCGAGACGCAGTGCAGGCAAAGGTCAAGAAGCAGGGGTTTTTGCTGGGGATCGACGGAAGGGTATTGCCCATCCGCCACTCGCACGCTGCGCTGAACACACTCTTGCAGAGCGCGGGAGCCATCATGGTAAAGCTGGCAACCGTGCTCCTGCATGACATGTGCAAACAACAAGGTCTCAAGTTTGGAGTGGACTACGCGAATGTCGCGCACATCCACGACGAGCTTCAGCTTGAGGTTGTCGATGAAAAAGCAGAACTGGTCGGGAACCTCGCTGTTCATGCAATACGAGAAGCGGGCAAGAGACTTGATTGCCTCTGCCCACTCGATGCGGAGTACCGAGTTGGCACCACCTGGGCAGAAACCCATTAGTGCTAGGTGGCTTTGCTACATCGCTGGGTTTGTTGACGGCGAAGGTTCAGTCAGCTGGAACAGGCTGAAGATCGGTAACACCTACCCACTTACCTTGTTCATCGCCCGAGAGTTTTTTGGCGGGCAGGTGTACAGGGAGAACACCCGCAACGGGCGGACAATGTTTGCTTGGTGCGTCTACGGAGAAGAGTCAACTGCTGCACTAACTGCGTTGGTTCCTTTCCTCATCGAGAAACAGCTGCAGGCTCTTCTGGTTCTGAAGGTCGGCAACTACCCACCCAAGTCCGAGCAGAGAAGGCTGCTCATGAGCTACATTACGGAGTTGAAAAGAATTGACCACGGCTAGTAAACGCACACTGCTGCTCGACGGCGACATCTTCGCCTATCAAATCTGCGCGTCTGTCGAACGCGAGATCGAGTGGGAGGAGGATCTATGGGTCCTCTATTCAAACGCTTCTGAGTGCAAGCAGCATCTGGACTCACAGGTGCTGCGCCTCAAGACTGACCTCGAAGCGCATGACATCGTCATTGCCTTTAGTTCATCTACCAACTTCCGAAAGGACATCTACCCGGAGTACAAGTCCAACCGGAAAGGGTCCCGCAAGCCTCTTGCCTACCGGGCTCTAGTCAACTACGCCAAAGAGACCTACCGCACCATGACCCTTCCATGGGCCGAGGCTGACGATGTGCTTGGCATCCTTGCCACTGGCCACAGGATTCGAGGCGACAGGGTTGTGGTCAGTATCGACAAGGATCTGGAGTCGATCCCTTGCAAGCTGTTCAACCCGAACAAGCTGGCCCTTGGTGTCAGGACTGTCACGAAGGAGGAGGCTGACTACAACCACCTCCTGCAGACCCTGACTGGGGACCGGACTGACGGCTACCCCGGCTGCCCCACCTACGGTGACAAGCGGTCCCGCATCTTGCTGGACGAGGGCGTCAGCTGGAAGGCGGTTGTGGGTGCCTATGAGAAGCAGGGGCTGTCCGAAGAGGTGGCTCTGGCTCAGGCCCAGATTGCCCGGATCTGCCGAGCCAAGGACTACGACATGAAAAACAAGAAGGTGATCCCGTGGACCCCGACCAAGTAAACCATCCGGCTCACTACCGTCAGGGGGACATCGAAGCTATTGATGCGATCAGAGCGTCTATGCCGCCCGTCGAGTTTGAGGGCTACTGCAAGGGCCAAGTCCTCAAGTACCTCTGGCGGTACAGGTATAAGGGTAAACCCCTAGAAGACCTTCGAAAAGCCGAGTGGTATCTCCAACTCCTTATCCGTACACTCCCTGACAATGGCTGAAGAAACACAACAAAGTCTTTTTGGTGAGGACTACCTAGAGTCTGCACCGTTTCCCCCTGTGACCGAAGCCCTAGTGGTTGCGCTTGACAAGCTGTTCCCTGACAAGTGCCCATCCCTGGGCGATCCAGATAGACTGATCTGGGTCAAAGCTGGGCAGCGAGCAGTTGTCCGCTTCCTCGCAGAGAAGCTCCGAGAGCAGCAGGAGACAAACAATGTGCTTCAGTAGCCCCAAGATGCCCGACATGCCGCCGCCCCCGGCACCGCCCCCGCCCGCCCCCACGCCGTCTGCGACTAAGGTCCAGCCCGCTACAACTACCCGATCTGACAGTGCCCGGCGAGCAGCCCAGGGGCTTTCTAAGTATCGGATCAGTAGGAGCATGGGAGGCACTGTGGACAAAGGCGTGCGTCGTGCCGAGCCCGGCAAAACCTCGTCCATGAGCATCTACTGATGGCCTCTTATCAGCCTGAGTTTTCCATTGGGAGCGCCGAGACCAAGACTGGGTCGGCGCTCTACAAGGCCCTTGAAGCAAGGCGTCAACCCTTTCTCGACAGGGCACGGGACTGCTCTAAGCTGACCATCCCGTCTGTACTGCCTGACGAGAGCCACAACAATCACTCCAAGCTCCCGACTCCTTTCCAGAGTCTGGGGGCTCGTGGGGTAAACAACCTGAGCAGTAAGCTGCTGCTGACGCTGCTCCCGCCCAACGCCGCCTTCTTCAGGCTGGCTATTGATCCGTACCAGCTTGAGCAGCTTGCGGGGAATCAGCAGATCCTAGCCGAGATTGATGAGAGCCTCGGCAAGATGGAGCGGGCTGTCATGTCGGAGATCGAGACGACTGGCATCCGCACGGCAGCGTTTGAGGCGCTGAAGCATCTGCTCATTACGGGCAATGCTCTGGTCTACTTCCCTGAAGAGGGCGGGCTTCGGCTGTTCCACATGGACAGCTATGTCGTCGAGCGCGACCCGAAGGGCAACCTCATGAGCATTGTGACCAAAGAGTCCATTGCTCCCAAGGCGCTGCCCGAGGAGGTCCGCGAACTGGTCCAGAGCAAGCTCGACCAGAGCGAAAAGTCTGTTGATGTCTACACCTGTGTCCACCGCTCTGATGAGGGTGACACATTTGAAACCTTCCAAGAGATCATGGGGATTCGCGTCCCCGGTTCTGATGGTGTCTACAAAGAGGAGAGCATGCCGTACATGGCGCTGCGCCTCAGCACCATCGCAAACGAGGACTTTGGCCGGGGTCTGGTTGAGGAGTACATGGGGGACCTGCGTTCCCTGGAGTCTCTGACCAGATCAATCGTTGAGGGTTCGGCAGCTGCAGCCAAGGTGCTGTTTCTTGTCAACCCCAACGGAACCACCCGAGCCCGTGCCCTGGCTGAAAGCCCCAACGGAGCCATCCGTGAGGGCAACGCAGCTGATGTGACCACCCTTCAGGTCAACAAGGCTGGGGACTTCCGTGTCGCACTTGAGGCAATCGGGCAGATCCGAGAGCGCCTCATGCACGCCTTCCTGCTGAACGAAAGCATTCAGCGTCAGGCCGAGCGCGTCACCGCCGAAGAGATTCGGTTTATGGCGCAGGAGCTAGAGCAGTCGCTGGGCGGGATCTTCTCAATCCTGTCCTCCGACTTCCAGCTGCCTCTGGTCAACATCCTTATGGATCGTATGACCAAGCAGCGGCGTTTGCCGAAACTGCCCAAGGGAATTGTCAGGCCTAAGATCGTTACTGGCCTTGAGGCTCTTGGCCGTGGCAACGATCTAAACCGCCTTGATGTTTTTATTAGCGGAGCGATCCAGCAGTTCGGCCCTGAGTTCCTTCAGTACATAAACCTTTCTGATTACCTGACTCGTCGCGCCACGGCAGTTGGTATCGACATCGAAGGGCTAATCAAAACTGAGGAAGAAGTGGCACAGCAGCGCCAGCAGGCGATGATGATGGACATGGCCCAGAAGCTGGGCCCCAACGCAATCAACGCGGCCAATGAGCAGTACATGGCTGCACAACCCCCTTCTGAATAACCAACATGGGTGAAACCCACAGCGTCACGCTACATGACGGCCCGTCCGGCCCCGACCCCGAGCCGCAGGTTCAGGCTCAAGATCCGCAAGAGTCCTCGATCCCCGAGAAGTTCCTGAACAAGGACACCGGGGAGGTGGACACCGACGCGCTGCTTGCGTCCTACCAGCAGCTTGAGCGACGACTCTCCGGAGCGACCGATGAGGATGAGCCCCAAGACGAGGTCTCTGAAGAAGCTCAAGAGGAGCAGGTTGATCAAGAAGGCGAAGGGCAAGAAGGCCCGAGCCTAGAGCAATTCAGCCAAGAGTTCTTCGAGTCCGGTGAACTGTCGGAAGACAGCTACACCCAGCTGGAAGAGATGGGCTACCCGAAGGATCTGGTTGACGCATTCATTGCGGGCCAGAAAGCAATCCTGAACACCGAGCAGAGCCAACTGTTCTCTGTGGTTGGTGGAGAGGATGCCTATCGCGAGATGCAGGCATGGGCGGCTGAGAACATGTCCGACTCTGCCAAGAATGCCTATAACGCAGCGGTCGAAAGCGGGGACATGGAACAGGCCACCCTGGCTATTCGCGGCCTGCGGGATAGCTACATGCGGGCCAATGGCAAGGCCCCCAGCCAGATCCAGGGCCGTAGCTCTGGTAGGCCTACTATCTCTGGGTTCCGTTCGACCCGCGAGCTTACCCAGGCTATGCGGGATCCCCGGTACGCTACAGACCCCGCCTATCGGCAGGATGTTGAGGACCGACTTCGCATGTCGGACGCAATGTAATGATTGAAACCAAACCCGGCTGGCAGACTTCTGAAGCGTGGTTCACGGGGGTCGCCTCGTGGCTTATGCACGATGTGATTGTCGAATCCACTGACTGGCGTGTGCAGGCCGCAGCTGCCCTTGGGGTTGCTGTGGTTGCCTCGTTCTACATCTGGAGTCGAGCGAAAGTGAAGGTGGTGGGTGTCGATGTCTAAACTCGCCCCCTTCATCCTTGTAGCTCTTGGGTCGTGCGCGACCCTTGACGGCTACCTTGAGCGGCCTGTCCCTACCACTGACCCGGCTGCTCCTGTTGTCACTGTTGGCGAGGCCACTGCTGACACGGTTGACGCTGTCGCTCCTCAGGTTGTGGCAGCTGCTTCCAATGTGGCTACGGCCCTGACTGGTAACCCTGTCTTCGGTGGCACCGCCGCCGCTCTGGTTGCCCTCACCCTCGGTGCCCTTTCAAAGCGGCTCCGTAAAAAGAAGCAAGTCGGGGGCGAAGCTCCCGTCTCGTAGAGACACAAGCTGATCAAATCAAGGTCAGGGCCTCTTTCGGGAGACAACCCTTCGAACCAGCGAGAGATCAGAGTCTCATCCACCTGTTTTTGTTTTCCCAACCCTTCCAAATAGGAGAGTAGCCCAATGGCTATGCCCAACCATCTTGGCCAGATCAACGCGACTGGCGAAGACTATGCGCTCTTTCTGAAGAAATGGAGTGGAGAGATTCTGACCACTTTCGAGGAAGCCAATGTGATGGCTCCTCTGCACATGGTCCGGTCTATCGACTCCGGTAAGAGCGCCCAGTTCCCTGTTATCGGTACGGCCTCGACCAAGTACCACACCCCCGGCGATTCGGTCATTGATACTGCCGGGTATCTCAGCACGATCCGTCACGGTGAGCGCCTGATCTTCGTGGACAAAATGCTCACTTCGAGCGTTTTCGTCGCGCGAGTTGACGAGGTCATCAACCACTACGATGTTCGTTCGGTCTACTCGACCGAGCTTGGCCGCGCCATGGCGAAGAAGTACGACGAGCAGCTTCTTCTTCTGGCGGTCAAGGGTTCCTTCACTGCAGCCGATGTGGCCTTCACGGGCGCTAAGGGCGGCAATGTCATCCGGACCTCGGCCTCTGGCGGCACCACTGCTCAGGACATCCTCAACGCTATCCGGGTCTGCATGCAGGAACTGGATGAGAAGGATGTGCCGAAAGAGGATCGTGCCATCGTGGTCAAGCCGGAAACCTTCTACAAGCTGATCGCTCAGAAGGACCTGATTGACCGGGACATCAGCCCCGACAACGGCTCGATTGGCATGGGTACGCTCTACTCCGCTTGGGGTGGTCGTATCT